CTTTCCCTACACGACGCTCTTCCGATCTGCTTGGTTCGACCAATCTCAGTGACGAGCGAGCCATCGAGCGGTGGGGGCGGAAGGTGAACAGGCGGCGTCTCGCCGTCGTTGTAGAGCAGAAACGGATCGTCGCTGGTCGGGCTGTCGCGCCAGCGCTTCTCATGACCCATAACGGCTGCGGCGGTCGAAAGCCACTTGTTGCGCGGAACCGCGACAAGCTGCTCGGCAAGCGTCGAGGTCCAGTAGTTGTTGAGACGCATCGGGTCTTTGAGGAACCGGATCAATCCCCAACGGTGGGTTTTCTTGCCATCTGAGACTTCCCAACCCGGAACCCGGTAAATCGGCAAAGACGAAATCGGGTAGTCATATGGACCTTCGAGAATATCCATCCCCGAGCAAATATACATGCGAGCAAAACGGTTTGGGACTTGGCGAATGTAGGGCGTCCCGTCCTTGCGCATGGCGACGAACTGGAGATATTCAAATTCCTCCATGTTGCTCACATCGTGGGTCGAGCCGTCCTGGTAGAGTGCGAGGGTCTTTTCACCTTCCGTGACCATGCGCCAGTAGGCCGTGACCCGGATCGTGTCGTCAGTGAACCATGTCGTGTTGTCGCTGCCTGTGGGCGGTTGGAACCCGGTCGTAGGCTTGCCGGGGTAGCGCTTCTCGTAAGCCTTGCGCGGAATATCGTCGTCAACGAAGCCCCATTCGCAATCGCCGCCAGTCGGCTCAGTGCCAGACGGATCGAGCGTGATCGAGTAGGGGTCGGCGATGTGCTTGAGCTTGATTTCCTGCTCGAACACATCGTCTGAAACGTAGTCGATCGCGAGACAGAACGCGCCTTGCCCGCCGATTACCTGATATTTGAGGGCTTCGTCGCGGGCGAGGTCAGCGCAGGAGTTCTTATAGATCGAGCGGATCAAGCCTTCGCGGATTTTCGCGATTTCCTTGGTCCCGCCCTTGTCAGGATGAACCCGAATTTCGGTTTCGTTCATCAGCCGGTTGCCAATGATCTGGCCGGTCAGCGCGAGCAGGAAGTTCTCGGTCAGGACAGGCTTGCGCTTGGCGATGCGGTCGGCTTTGACCTGAGAATCCCATTGGTCGCCAACCGTGAAAGCCGCGTCTTCCTTGCCTGCGGTTTCGTTGTGTTCGTTGAAAGTCCGGCCCGCCGAATATCTCTCCAACATCTCGGTCAGGAAATCGTTGGTGTCCTCGTAGCCAGCGGGCGTCGGGATTTTGGCTGCTGGAGCAGGCGTGGTCGAGTCCGAATAATTGCTCATGCCATCCACCCCTGGGCGCTACCCTCGAATGGGCTGCGCGACAATTCCTCCGGCACTTGCCATGATCCAAACGAATTATCAACCTTCGGTTTTCCCCACTCCGAAAAGAACTCCTGAACCGAAAAGGTCAGGGCGAGTGCATCGCCTAGATCAGGTGAACGCAGACCGATTGCTTTCATGTCTTGTTTGCTCATCAGAAGCCAGTCGTTGTTCGAGCGGAATTTGATGCGTGGAGCGGAGAGGTCGGAAGCAAGATCATCTTCGTCAGGGATCACGCCGCCTTCAAGCTACCAATCACGCAACCGGCCCCATATTTCCGCTCTCTGATTCCACGGCCCCGCGCGTTTTGGGTTCGCTTTCTTGGCTTTGCTGGTGCCGCCAAAGTCGATGCCTTTGACGATGGTGTTGTAACTCGGTTTGATATGGCGCAGTGCGGAGATGATGTTGCCGCCCATCGAGCCACGATCAATTGCCATGCGCGCAGGTTTCTCAGTGTCGATCAATTCGGAAAGCCACGCTACGGCGTCGTCATGCTCAAGTTTATTGCGATGCTTGATCCACAGGCACTTGTCGCCGCGGCGAGCGGCAACCGCAAACCTATCTCCGCCCGCACCTGCCGGGTCCACTCCAAGAATGAGAGGTGCGTCGGGGGTGGGGCATTCGCGCTTCCTTGCTTTCAGGACAAGGCTTGGCGGGATGAACACGCCGTCAGTGTTGGCAGCGGCAAAGGCTTCGGTGACATCGATCGGATATTCCTGCCTGAACTTGCCGAGTGAACCGAGCTCATGTATCTTCGAGCGCCGCCACATCATCTGCTGATCGGAGAGCTTGTAGGCTTCCTGATATTCGCGCTCGGTCAGTTCGCCGTCTTCCTCGGGCTCGTCGCCTGCCGTGAAGTCGGAAAAATCGACGTATTCGGGCTGGACGGTCCACGGCACGAAGATCGCGCGATAACGACCGATGGACTTCATCGCGTCCATGTAGCGTTTGTAGTATTCCCCGACCGGGCCTGCGCTGGTTGTCTCCAACCAGACTTCGGACGGCGCGCGGGTCCAGCCGGTAATATCGCCTTTACCTTGCTCGAACGGGAGAGGGTCGGCGGGTTCACGCCACAGGACACCCTTCTGGCCGCGCACTTCATCAACCGACTGCACGGATGCGGCGAAGTGGTCACTGGCGTTTGTCCACCAGGCTGCTTCGGAGCCATGGAAGAACGAGACAGCCCCGCCCCGACCACCTGCCTTCTGGCCTGCCGTGGCGACGGAATAGCTGCCGCCCTGTTTGGAGAAGGAGAGTTCCTTGGCATTGTCGGTGCCGACGGCTGGAGGGAACGGGTGCTTCTCCTGGATCAGTGCGACCATCGAGAACAGGACGTTCGACGAGTTCATTTCGTGCGAGAGAATGTAGATCCGCTGACGCGGCCAGAGGGTTGCGCGCCAGTAGCCGCGCGCAGCAACATAAGTCGAGAACCCTTGGCGGCGGCCCTTGAGGCCCATGATCCGCACCCAGCCGTCGTCATTCATCTGCTGCTCGGCAGCGTCGTGGAGGATCGTCTGGGCGTCGTTGAAGACCAGAGGTTCGAGGTCGCCTTCCTTGGTGCGGATGCGGCAAGCGTCTCTTGCGAACAGCTTGAAGTCGGATTTCCACAGAGCGACCCGCAAGGCCAGCCAGCGCGCTCGAACTTCGTCGGCAGAGATATCGGCATTGGAGGCGATCTCAGGAATGTTCACCGCAACCCCGCCCTACTTTCCCTGTGTCCAATGGGTTGGTGAATTCCTTCCAATGAACCCATCCTTGAGGACAAGCAAAACCCCACTCTCGGGAAATGGGGCCTGTCTGAAACAAAGAAATTGCTTTCTCTCCCGGCAAGATTTCAAGACGATGGAGTGATGTTCCCTTCCGAGTAATTATGTCTCCTGCATTGCGCTCAAACGAGCCTTCGGGCGTGTGTTCGATATAGCGCCCTGCGACAACAAAACTGGTGTTTTCCCATGGATGATCGTGGAGCGCGCGGTCGTCGTCGCTGTGCAGGATTTCGTGGAGATAGATGTTGAAAACTCGATTGCGTGGGATCACCCACCAACGACGTAGGTAGTCGTCGCCTATCACAAAATCAGGCTTTCGTGCCATGACGGTCGATGCCCACTCGCTCAGGTCGTTGAGACTGGAATAAGGTATGTTCATACCGCTTGAGGTCCGAGGTTTTCCCGAATCTTGCGCCAGTGCTTCTTGGCGCGGAGGTAGGGGATATCGAGTTGTTTGGAGATGTGGACGAGGGAATAACCACAAGATACCATCTCGGCGATTACGTCGCGCTGCTCGGCAGCTTCGCGGTATTCGATCCTCATTTCGAGAGGATCGCGTAGGTCAGGAGGCCACCGGTGACGAAGGCAAGACCCAAAAAGAAGTTAATCATGCGAAAGCACCTTTTCCCACTGTGAAGATTTGCAAGTCCTGCACCAGTTTAGGTTTCCAGAACTGCCACCGCTTGCGGTCAGAGTTCGGGATCATGGCATAGACGCCTGCAATGGTGAATTTATCTCCAATCATAAATCAAAGACCTCTTCGTATTGCCCTTCAAGACGACTGATAGCATCGTCGATGGTGATGCTTCCGCTTACGTCGATCTGTTGGGACTTGGCGATCATTTTCGGGAATAGCTTGGTGTAGAAATCGGTCGGGTTGCTGTCGGCCCAATCCGCCATGCGCTGTGCACCGCCAATCTGCTCGAACACGCTCAGGACCACTGCACCGGCATAGCGACCGACGTGCTGGAACTGCTCGCCCGAGATTATTGGCAATGCGCTGACGACGCGGGACGGGGCGAGGTCAGTCATCGTAGAACTCGCCGGGTCCGAGAGGATCATTTCCGATCCGGTAAAGCACGACGCAGAGGCACAGGACGATGATGCCGATGGGGAGGCCAAGCTCAAACATTGCTCAGAGCCTCAAGGCGAGCAATCTCGGCTTCGATAGCTTTGCGGTTCTCTGTGAACTGCGGGTTGCCGCGCCGGGCTTTGAGTTTGCGGCGGAGGTCGGCAAGTCGGGTGGTGGGATCAGGCATAGAGCGCGGCCCGAGCAGCGCAGACCTTCTTCCATCCCCGAGTTGGATGCAGGGCAGTGTAACTGCCATCTGCGTGAATTTTGACAAAGGCAGGGCGTTCCTTGCGGAAAGTCTTACCTAATGCTCGGGTGAACTTACGTTGAAGCGATGTCATAGTCTCAGGTTCCCGCGAGAGTGATGGGGCCGGAGTGCTGCGGCCCGATCTTCGCAGAACAGGAAGCACCCCGGCCTTGCGAATCACTTTGGAGGCGGGGAGATGGGTTGTCAATAGGGTTGGTGAAATTGGTATGGGCTGGAATGAGCCGGAAAAGCGCGGCGAAAGTCGCGACACGCTATTTATGGCGCGATTTATGATAACTATGACGTTAGGTAAGGTCAAGGTAAATTTTGGGTTGTGGTTTTTGTGGTAGGGAGGACATGGCCTCACGCCCACCTCTCGAACCATCCCCCCGCCCCTGAATTAAAAAGCCTTTGGGTCCCCTTTCGTGATTATTTAATTGACTAGGTTGCCGTAAGGGCAGACTATCATGGTATCAAGTGATTCGGAAAGGATATGCAATGCCTCCCCATGCCTTCACACATTATCGCGACCTGCCTATTGGTAAGAGCGGCTTTGGTTATTACGTTATCGGACGGGATCAATGGCTCGGCTATTACCCTACTCTCTCGCATCTTATCGGCGCGATCGACTTCGCAATGGGGGCGGAATAACATGGCCGATCGAGCAATAGCAATATTCGGGATTGTGCTGGCGCTGATTGTCAGCGTGATCGCAAGCGGCCTGGTCCGCGATGG